GGTGGTCCAAACATCGCAGTACTTGGAACTTGTCTTGCTGTCTTTGGTTCAGGCGCTTTGGCTCTTGGAATCACAAAGTTGCAAAACGCAAACTTTAATGGCGATAAGTGAATAAGTACATATTCATAACGGGGGCTCCAGGTTCTGCCTGGAGCCGAGTTGCATCAAGCATATATAAAAGTACGAGTCTAGATAATAGCGATTACTCGAGTGATCGTACTTTTACATATGTAAATGATGAAAAACAAATAGAAAAAAGCTTTCATCATGGCGTATATTTTGGTCCAGATCAACAATTCGGAAAAAGATTCGATAAATTATACGAGATGACTAAAGATGAGATTGAACTGGAGATGAATCTTCCTTTCAATAGTTCTGGCATAAAGGTTATTAAGTGCCATGACTTCTCATATCAATTAGATTTTTTATCAGAGACTTGGCCTGAGTGTCCAATAATAATGTGCCATAGGCCTATGGAAATAAGTTATGATTGGTGGATGCACATAGGTGGTCCAAATATAACTTATCCATCTTATAAGTCTATTGATCCTAAGAAATATATTAATCTCTGCAACGATGGAATATATGATTTTATCAAAAAGAATAAAACTATTGAAGTTAAAAACAACATGGAATTATGTGAAGTTTTAGAGATCGATCCGGTGAATGATATATATTATTACGATAACTCTGATGGTAAAAATGTTATTACGAATGTGAATGTGAAGGTTTAATATGGAAAACGTTTTCTCTCTAATTAAAGAAGCAAATGATGAAATTCTTTGGATGTTTTCCAAAGACGTTCATGAACTCATCCTCGATAAGTACTTTAGTACATATTTTGAAGACGTGCCAGACTTAAGTAAATATTCTATTGTGCACACAGTTGAAACTAATTGGTGTAAGAATATTCTAGATGTCGGCTGTGGGCACAATCACTTCAAATATGAATTCTTAGCTTGCCGCTTCACGAGCATTGATCCCTACATTGATGGTGCAGACTATAAGATGAATGTTATAGAATATCAGGAAAACTTCCCTGATCGTCAATACGACTGTCTAATAGCTTTAGACTCTATTAACTTTGGCCCTAAACCTAAAATTTTAGCTGAGATTGAAGCTATAGATAAACTTACTCAATCTGGAGGCTTACAGATTTGGCGTGTTAATAATAAAAATGAACCACGAATCGATGAAACGTTTCCAATCTCCGAACTAATTCAGTATTTTAAATGGGATAGAGATTTCATACAACACGTTGTTAACATTTATGATTATGAACTTATAGAATACACAGAAGAGTCTGATAATATCTTATTTGTAATGAAGAAAAGCTCGCAATGAAATATAGTCCTCTAATGAAATATATTTTTGTAACTGGCGCACCAGGATCTAAATGGAGTTCAGTGGTTCGCAATATCTATTTTAGTAGTAGCATAAATCAAAGCGATTTTTCTATGGAACGCAGATATTATCATGATGCTTCCGGAAAGCGGCAATTAATGCACCTCGGATCTTATTTTGATCCAGGAATGGAATTTGGAAGTGACTTCTATATATTAGACTCAATTGAAAAAGAAGAAGCTGAAGCTAAATTTCATAAACCATTTACCAATGATGTTGGTATAAAGATCATAAAGAGCCACTTCTTCTCTTATCATCTTGATCACATAAAAAGAACTTGGAAAGACCCAATCGTTTTAGTATATCGTAACTCCGATTCTTGCATAGGTTGGTGGGTTAGATGTGGCCACTTTAATATCACGTATCCAAAGTATGATTATTACAGCGATATAGACTCTATGGTAAAATACATTGATTCTCAGAATAAAGCTATTAAGAAATTCATCGAAGAAAATGATGTATTGCAACTTCATAATAGTATTGAATTAGCTCGAGCATTAGGCATCAATCACGATAGCGTCAATAGTAAAGGCGAAATGGACGTTTATTATCAAGACTATGAAAAGAACGATATTAAAGTTTATCTTTATTGGCCTAAATATGATGGAAGCAAAGCTTTTAGTTGAAAATATAAATAGTTTGAAACTAAACTGAGGTTACCATGTCAATAAAACTAAATCTTGTTATAGATCAGGGTTCAACCTATTCTAATGCAATTCTCGTTAAAGATTCAAGTAATAGCGCAATTAATCTTTCAACATACACCGTAGCCGGACAAATTAGGAAGCATTATACTTCCTCTAACAGTACGTCTTTTACGGCTACTGGAAATAGTACTGGATACGTAAATATTTCTTTAACATCGAATTCTACAACAAGTCTTTCTTCAGGAAGATACGTTTACGATATCGAGATCACCAGCAATACCGGTATCGTAACCCGTGTAGTTGAGGGTATCGCAACACTCACCCCTCAAGTTACTAGATAATTAGTCATAAGGATAAAAAATATGCTTACAGAAGAACAAATCAAGCACGATTACCCGAATTCAAAACCAGAAATTGTTAAAGCACTGGTCGAAAGCTTTAAAACTCTTGAAAGCAAATATGATATTTCGGGTTTGCGTCTTGCTCACTTTCTTGCTCAGACTGCACATGAATCGGGCGGCTTCCGTGTGATTGAAGAAAATCTTAACTATTCAGCCGAGGGTCTTACAAAGATCTTCCCAAAGTACTTCAAAGATAAGGACCCGAACGAATATGCTAGAAAGCCTGAAAAAATTGCGAACGTTGTTTACGCCTCGAGAATGGGTAATGGTGATACTGCTTCTGGTGACGGCTATAAGTTTCGCGGTCGCGGACTTATCCAACTTACAGGAAAAAGCAATTATTCTGGGTTCGCAGCTGATTCCGGCGTGAATATTGACGAAGCTGTTGCTTATCTCTCAACTCCATCTGGAGCTATTGAATCAGCAGCCTGGTTCTGGCACAAGAATGGTCTTAATGCTCTAGCTGATAAAGATGACGTTACGGCGGTCACCAAAAAGATCAATGGTGGAACTATTGGCCTTGAAGATCGTAAGAAGCATACTAGCGAATTCAAGAAAATCCTGAAGGTCTAATTTGACAGCTGCTCATAGACATGGTGACGCTCGAGCTTGTGGTGCGACTACGATAGTATCTGGTCAAACTACAGTTCGAATTAATAACCTTCTATGGGCAGTAGATAATGATGTAAATACTGATGGTGGGGGTGGATTAAATCCGTCTGCCTCCACTATTAAAATAAACAATCTTGCAGTAGTAGTTGTTGGAGATCCGGCGGATCCTGACGCTCTGTGTCCGGTTCCCGGTGGCGCGCATTGCGCTCCTTCTGCTTCTGCTGGAAGTGGGAATGTAAACTGCTACGGTTGATTATAAATATCTAAAATAAGGAATTTATAATGGCCACTTTAACTACACGAGACCAATTTAAAGAATATTGCTTGCGTAAACTTGGCAAGCCCGTCATCGAGATTAACGTAGATGATGATCAAGTAGAAGACCGCATTGACGAAGCTTTGAAGTATTATTACGATTATCACTTTGATGGTACAGAGAAACAATTCTATAGTTACATATTCCAAGCCAGTGACTTTCCAGACGCCGTAAAAGAAATCAAAGTTTATGATGGCGGTACAGCGTATTCAAATAATGATACGGTCACGATTACTGCTACGACTGGTGATACTACTGGTGCATCAGCTACTGCAACGCTTAGAACTTATGCGAATGGTACAATTAGTGCAATTACTGTAACAGCTGTTGGATCTGGGTATAGACTCGATCCAAACGTAACTATCACAACCAGCACTGGTTCTGGAGCTAGCGTTGAAGCTTTTAAAGGCGGATACGTAACGATTCCCCAAAACATAATTGGTGTCGTGAACATATTTGATATTGGCGATTACATCGCGACAAATAACATATTCAACATTCGTTATCAGATCGCACTTAACGATTTGTATAGTCTTACTTATCAGTCAATGGTTCCCTATTACATGGCGTTCCAGCATATTCAATTGCTTGAGCAATTACTTGTTGGTAAACAACCAATTCGCTACAATAGAAATACGAATCGTTTATACATTGATGTTAATTGGGATAAGATTCAAGTTGGTCAATACCTATTAGTCGAAGCATATCAGATTGTTGATCCAGCTAAGTATACTGACGTATGGAACGATCGTTGGCTCCAAAGATATGCATCAGCACTAATTAAGAAGCAATGGGGAACTAACCTAACCAAGTTTAATGGTTTGCAACTTCCCGGCGGCGTTACATTTAATGGCGAAAAGATTTATAACGATTCTCATGATGAAATAGAAAAACTCGAGACTGAGATGGCTGTATCTTATTCACTTCCGTCTTATGACATGATCGGGTAATTTATGGCAACTTCGCTCTTCTTTAATAACTTCAATTCTTCTGCCGAACAGAATCTTATTGAAGACCTAATCATTGAAACGATTAGGATCTATGGCATTGACGTATATTACATTCCTAGGACTGTAAATAATAAAGATGCAGTTTTTAGAGAAGGTTCAACTTATTCATATAATTCGGCTTATTTGATTGAAGCTTATATCAGAAACGTTGATGGATTTACTGGCGACGGTGAATTTCTTTCGAAGTTTGGTATACAAGTTCAAGATCAAATGGTCTTGACTATGGCGCAAAGAACGTTCTTAGCTGAAGTTGGAAATTATAATTCAGAGATTCGTCCTAATGAAGGCGATCTTATTTGGTTCCCACTTACTAAATCAGTATTCCAGATTAAGAAAGCTGACGTTAAACCCATATTCTATCAACTTGGTGCACTTCAGACTTATGATTTAACTGTTGAGCTTTACGAAACAAACAGCGAAATTTTCAATACTGGCATTACTGAGATTGACAATAAGTATAACGCGCTTTCCTTGGCATCAGATGCCTATAATATTCTTGCTGAAAATGGAAATGTTATTATCACGCAATACGGCGAGCGTATCATACTTGAAAGTTATAAAGTCGAAAATATAGATATTCAAGCCGAAAATCAGATTTTTGAAACTGAAGGCCTAGAATTCATAGACTTTACTGAGTTTGATCCATTCAGCGAAAAGGCAGGGGGCAACAGGACGTAATGCTTTCAGTTCCTTTTTATCACTCATTACTTCGCAAGTACGTAGTTATATTCGGCACTCTATTTAATAACATCAGAGTTGAAAAATTAAATTCTGATGGAACAGTTGCTTTAACATTAAAAGTTCCGATAGCTTATGGACCACGCGAAAAGTTTTTAGCTCGTGTAGATGCTAATCCCACTGGTATTGTTGACGCTGCGGCAATCCTTCCTAGGATTGGTTTCGAAATAACTGGAATACGGTATGCTAGCGAAAGAAAACTTCAGACTACTATTCCATTATATACGAATCAAAACGTTAGTGGAAATAGCGTTCTAAAGAAAGTATATTCACCGGTTCCATATGACATAGAATTCACTATGTCTATTATGGCTAAACAGACTGAAGACGCGACTAGGATTGTTGAACAGATTCTTCCATACTTCACTCCAGAATGGACTATCTCAGCGCAACTTCTAGCAGACTTTCCGAAAACTACTGATATTCCAATTGTGATTGGATCAGTTAGTATAGAAGATCTTTATTCGGGTGACTTTACTCAGCGCAGAGCTTTAATTTGGACTATGACTTTCACGATGAAAGCTTATCTTTATGGTCCCGTTACAAACGCAAAACAGATTAAAATTGCTACAGTCAAGTCTTACGCTCCTATGACTGCTAACTTAGCGCTTCAAAGCATAGTAACTCAACCTGGGCTTGATGCAAATGGAAATCCTACTACTGTCATTGGAGATTCTATAGCATATACTTCGATTGATGAAACTGATAATTTTGATTACATCATAACAACAACGGATTTCCCAAGTGGCTGATAGAAGAGACGTGATCGGGCAGAGTTTAAATCTTCCTGAACTTCCAAGAATAAAAACGATGGGTTTAGCTCCAAATACGTCGTCGGACGATTATGAGTTCGCGCGGGGTAATCTCTATAGTTTAATCAATAAAGGAAACGATGCTTTAGAAGAGATCTTCGATGTTGCTAAACAATCGGAATCTCCTAGAGCTTTTGAAGTCGTTACTAATCTTTTGAAGACGATGGTTGATGCGAATAAAGATCTTCTTGACTTAGCAAAGAAGCAAAAAGAACTTCAGGCTAAAGATGATGATGGTGGCCCTAAAACAATAAACAATAATTTGATCTTAACTTCAGCCGAACTCTTGAAGATGATAAAGAACGACAAAGACCAATGAGTGAGATTTATTTAGGTAATAAGAACTTAAAGAGACGTGATGTGAAGATCCCCTTCACCGCGGATCAAGTTCAAGAATATCTAAAGTGTGCTAGAGATGTTGAATATTTTTGCGCCAAGTACGTTAAGATTGTTAACGTTGATCGGGGTCTGATAGACTTTCAGCCTTATAAGTATCAAGTTAAAATGTTTGACGTGTTCGACGAAAATCGATATACGATATGCAAAATGCCTCGACAAGTTGGTAAAACCACGGGTGTTGTAGGATATCTTTTACACAAAGCATTATTTAATGAAAACTATAACACCGCAGTCCTCGCAAACAAAGAGAGACAAGCGCGTGAGATCTTATCAAGAGTTCAATTAGCTTACGAATGGCTTCCAAAATGGATGCAGCAAGGAATCATTGAATGGAATAAAGGAAGCATTGAACTCGAAAATGGTTCTAAGATTTTTGCTTCTTCTACGTCATCAACGGCCGTTCGTGGTCAATCATACAATCTGATTTACTTAGACGAATTTGCGTTCGTTCCTCGTAACATTCAAGACCAGTTCTTTGCTTCAGTCTTTCCAACGATTTCATCGGGTGAAACTACAAAGCTCATCATCACTTCAACTCCAAATGGTATGGATCTTTTCTATAAGATATGGATGGATTCTGAACAAGATAGAAACACCTATGCCAGAGTAGACGTTCATTGGTCAGACGTTCCAGGTCGTGATGAAGTCTGGAAAGAGTTGATGATTAAGAACACTTCAATCGATCAATTCCGTCAGGAATTTGAGTGTGAGTTTCTTGGATCGTCTAATACGCTTATTCATCCATCTATTTTGTCAAAGTTAGTATTCTTTCCGCCGTCTACAATTCAACTCGGTGTTAACGTATTTACAGATCCAAAGAAAGATCACCAATACTTTATGACAGTTGACTTAGCTGAAGGGCTTGGGCAGGATAGTTCAGCATTTACAATAATAGATGTTACTACTGTTCCTTACGAAGTAGTTGCTACTTATCAGAATTCCAGTATTTCGGAACTTTTGTTCCCAACTCTTATTATGAATGTTGCTAAGTACTTTAATGAAGCTTGGGTATTAATTGAAACCAATATAGGATCTCAAGTAGTTAATATTCTTCACCAAGATCTCGAATATGAAAACGTAGTTACTACGCAGGTTGGCGGCAGAAAAGGTGTTTCTCTTGGATCCGGCGGGTCTCAGAGTCGCTTAGGCATGAAAACCACTAAACTTACTAAAAGAATAGGGTGTACAAACCTTAAGTCAATGGTTGAGTCTCATAAAATTAAACTCAACGACTTTAACATCATACAACAACTTTCTACTTATGTAGCTGATAGAACTTCTTATAATGCAGAAGAAGGTCACCATGACGATTTAGTCATGTGTCTAGTATTATTCTCATGGATGGTTAGCCAAGAGTACTTTAAACAGTTATCAGATACCGACGTTCGTCAAAAAATCCTTGAAGAAAATGAAAGACAGATAGAAGAGAATATGTCTCCCTTTGGTTACCAAGACGATGGTATGCCCGTAGATGAGGCGGTTATAGTTTCTAGTAGTGAATTTGATAATTGGTTTATAAGCTAGCCTTTTTATAAATAAGAATAAGATTTATTGCTCTAGTTTTATGATATAAAGGAGAAAATCATGCCATTTCAAGTAAGTCCTGGCGTCAACATCTCTGAAATTGACCTTACAACAGTTGTTCCTTCTGTGTCAACTACGCAAGGTGCAATTGCAGGTGTTTTCAGATGGGGACCAATTAACGAAAGAGTTCTTATTTCGAGCGAAGATGAACTCGCCGTAACATTCGGCAAGCCTACAGCAAACAACTTTGAAACTTGGTTTACAGCTTCAAGCTTCTTAGCTTATGGTAACCAACTTTATGTTGTTCGTAGCACTGCTAGTAACACATACAACTCAGTAGCTACTGTAAACAGTACTTCGGTTCATGCTAACGTTCTAGTCAAGAACAGTGACGATTATAGCACAATATCTAGTTTCGATGCTAACGTATATTGGGTAGCAAAATATGGTGGTTATCTAGGTAATGGATTGAAGATCTCGACTTGCGAATCTCCAAACGCTTACTCAAATTCTATTACTGGTAATACTGACAGCATACCGGCTTTTAGTTTCGGGATTAATAGTAACACTCTTCAGATCGTAGTTACTTCATCTAGCGCTAACACTAACGCAAATACTATGGCAAACACCATAGTTGGGAAGTTAAATGTTGGTGACTATATCGCAGCTGGTAACTCCACTATCGGTATTCAGAACATCAAGATCACTGCTATAGGTGCACCTTCAGTCACCGCTAACTCTACTGTTTTCACCGCTCAGGCAAACGTTTCTCTTGCCACTACTTATAACTTATCTCAGAACGTTAGTTCGAACTCGGTTACACGGTATTGGGAATACTTCAACTTTGTTGATACGGCTCCTGGAACTTCTGCGTTTACTTTAACGGCTGGTGGTGCCGGAGATGAGATGCATATTGCTGTCGTCGACGAAGATGGTGTTTTCACCGGAAGTGCTGGTCAAGTTCTTGAAGTTTGGAAAGATCTTTCCCGTGCAACTGATGCAAAAACTGAAAATGGCGCTACAAACTTCTATCAGACTGTCATCAATGATAACTCTCGGTATGTTTTTTACGCGAACGCAAGATCTGGTGTAACTTCAAACACCGCTGCTAACATGACAGCAATCACAGTTGGACCATACACTCAGTCATTCCGCGATGGATATGATGGTGTAACTGAAAGCACTCAGACTCTTGCTAACATGGCTTCTGCGTATGCAAAGTTTGCGAAAACTGAACTAGTCGATATATCTCTAATTCTTAGTGGTAAGAATCAATACGGTACTGTTGGTGAAGGACTTGCTAATTGGATCATCGATAACATTGCGGAAGTTCGCAAAGACTGTATGGTTCTTATATCGCCAGAAAGAAGTTTAGTTGTTAACTTCGCTGGTAACAGTCCAGCAGATTCTATTATATCTTTCAGAAATGCTATTCATAATAGTTCATACGCCGTGATGGATTCTGGTTACAAGTATATGTACGATAGATACAACGATACTTATCGTTATATTCCTCTTAATGGTGATGTTGGTGGAACTATGGTTCGTACCGATAATACTAGAGACCCATGGTTCTCTCCGGCCGGTTTCAATCGCGGTCAGATTAAGAACGTTGTTAGACTAGCTTTTAATCCAGATAAAGCAGACAGAGACGCAATTTATAAAGCTGACATTAACCCAGTCGTTAACTTTCCTGGTGAAGGTGTTGTTTTATATGGTGATAAAACTCTTCTTGGTAAACCTTCAGCTTTTGATAGGATCAACGTACGGCGTTTGTTTATCGTTCTTGAAAAAGCTATCGCAACTTCAGCTAATTTTACACTCTTTGAATTTAACGACGAATTCACGAGATCTACTTTCCGCAACCTAGTTGAACCATATCTCAGGGACATTAAGGGGCGGCGCGGTATCTATGACTTCAAAGTAGTCTGCGATGAAACTAATAACACACCCGAGCGTATCGATCGCAACGAGTTCTGGGGTGACATCTACATCAAGCCGGCTCGTTCAATCAACTTCATCCAACTTAATTTCGTCGCTGTACGCTCAGGTGTTCAATTTGACGAAATTGTTGGTAGATTCTAATAGGTAGGGGTTAACAATGGCTTTCTCGATAAACGACATCAGGTCGCAATTAACTCTTGGTGGCGCTCGGCCTTCACTGTTCCAAGTCACTATAACGAACCCAGTGGCTCCCATTGCGGATCTCAAGGTTCCATTCCTAACGGTGAGGGCGGAAATTCCCGCCTCCACCATTGGTAACATCGCTGTTCCATACTTCGGCCGCAAGATCTATGTGGCCGGAGATCGTACCTTTGCTCCTTGGACTGTCACTATCATCAACGATGAAGACTTCCTAATTCGTAACGCGATGGAACAATGGAATAACTCGATTAATGCCTATGAAGGTAACATCAATAAGCTTGCTTCTGGAGCGCCTGCGCTCTATAAGTCTCAAGCTTCTGTTACCCACTTTGGTAAAGCTGGCGAAGTGCTTAGGATTTATCAATTCAATGGCATCTTCCCGGTTGAAGTCTCGAACATCGGTCTTGATTGGAACACTCAAGACCAGCTGGAAGAGTTTAACGTAACCTTCTTATACGATAACTTCGAGATCATCGGTGGCAATACCGGTAATGCCGGCGGCGCTACTTAACACTAGAAAAGCCGTTATAAATAATACTGTAACGGCTATTTCATAGGAAATCATTATGCAATTATTTGGATTTGAAATCAGGCGAAAAGAAGATCAGCCTCTTGAGTCTTTTGCCCCAGAACTAAAAGATGATGGTGCCGTAGTAGTAGCCGCAGGAGGCATGTACGGTACCTACATCGATTTAGATGGGACGGCAAGAACTGAGGCTGAACTTGTTTCTAAATACAGAGAGATCTCGCTTGAAGCTGAGATTGAAAAGGCAGTTGATGACATCGTCAACGAAGCCATTGATACAGACTCAAATGAAGTCGTAGAAATAAATCTTGAAAAAATAGAATACGGTGATGACGTAAAGAATCGGATCCGCGAAGAGTTTAAAGTTATTCTCAGACTCTTTAACTTCAATAATGAAGCTTATGAGATCTTTAAACGCTGGTACGTAGATGGCCGTCTATACTATCATGCGATCATCGATGAAAAGGCGCCCCGCGAAGGCATCCAAGAGATACGCTATCTAGATCCTCGCAAGATTCGTAAAGTTCGCGAAGTCAAGAAAGAACCTAAAGGTCCAATTGTCGTTCAAAA